ATTGAGAGCCTACTTAGGCACGCTCACCTAAACATAGGTGATATAGAAAAAATCAATGTTGGTAACGAATTAATACTAAAGACCAGAGACTATGATAATCCTATAATGGAATTTCTGGACTTTATGTCTAAGCCAGAAAATTTCTGGTTTACATGCAAGTATCTTTTGAATGTAGACCTATTGCCATTCCAGCTATGCATACTCCAAGAATTATGGGAAAGAAAATTTCCAATGCTTATAGCGACTCGTGGAGCTGGTAAAACATGGATTCTAGCACTCTATTCTTTACTCAGAGCTTTCTTTATGCAGGGGTGTAAAATCATCGTCATTGGTGCGGCCTTTAGGCAGTCCAAGCTTTTGTTTGAGTATATGGAAACGTTCTACAAGAATTCTCCGGTTTTTGCAAATATGGTTGGAGCAGGAAAAGGTCAAGGTCCAAAACGAGACATTGACAGGTGCACTTTTTATGTTGGCAAAAGCGAAATTATCGCAATACCTCTTGGCGACGGCTCTAAAATTCGTGGTTTACGCGCAAACTATATCATTGCCGACGAATTCGCATCAATTCCTCAAGAAATATTTGAAGTTGTTATTAAGGGTTTTGGTGCAGTCTCCGCAAATCCGGCAGACAAGGTCAAAGAATACGCTCAGATACAAAAACTTAAAGAGCTCGGCATGTATCAAGAAGCTCAAGATATCGAAGGAGAGCTTGGATTTGGAAACCAAACAATTATAGCTGGAACAGCTTACTACGCCTTTAATCACTTCTACGAATACTTTGTAAGACAAAGGGAGATTGTGCGTAGTAAAGGAGACGAAAGATATTTAGAAGAACATGTTTTCAAGGGTAAAATACCTGACGGATTTGATTGGACGCAGTATTCTGTAATGCGAATACCAGAAGGCTTGTTACCAGAGGGGTTTATGGATAAATCTCAGCTAGCTCAGGCTAAGGCTATGCTACACTCATCTAGATACGAAATGGAATACGAGGCGTGTTTCGCAAAAGATTCAGAAGGATTTTTCAGAAGAAGCTTAGTTGAAAGATGTGTAACTAATAACCCAATCACAGCCCCTTCAGGAGAAGAGGTTTCTTTTGACTCTATGATTATTGGCAACCCAAACAAAAAATATGTTTACGGAATCGACCCCGCCTCTGAAAACGACAACTTCTCCATAGTCATTTTAGAGCAAAACGAAGACCATAGCAGAGTCGTTTACGTCTGGACTTGCAGCAGACAAGTCATGAGAGAAAGAATAAAAACTAAACAAGAATCTAAGCTAGAGAGCTTCTATACTTACTGTGCGAGAAAAATATTAGATTTAATGAAAATATTTCCAACTAACAATATAGCTATTGACGCTCAAGGGGGTGGAATAGCCATAATGGAAGCGTTGCACGACAAAAGCACTTTGAGAGAAGGCGAAAGCCCTGTATGGCCATACGTGAAACATGACGACAAAGACCCTTTCTACTGGGAATCAAAAGATAAACCAACAGACGGCGAAGCTGGTTTGCATATATTGCATATGATTCAATTTGCAAAATCTGAGTTTACATTCAAAGCAAACCACAATCTTAGGAAAGACCTCGAAACACAAAGTTTACTATTCCCTAAATTTGATACCGTTCTGCTATCAGAAGCAATAACAGATGACAAATTATCGGAAAGACATTACGACACCCTAGAGGATTGCGTAATGGAAATAGAGTCCTTAAAAGACGAGTTGGCCACAATAGAGCACAGCCAAACATCTAGCGGAAGGGATAAATGGGACACCCCCCAAACCGTTGAGGCGGGAGGCAAAAAGGGCAGACTCAGAAAGGATAGGTACTCAGCCCTCCTGATGGCGAACGAGGTGTGTCACTCATTATCCAATCAGCTTGAAGGCCAAGAACATAAGTTTACAGGGGGTTATGCACAACAAAATAAAGAAAAAAGAGGAGGACAACTTTACACCGGACCAGACCATTTGGTGAAAAAGATGAACGGAGTTTATGGTATTGGCGTAAGACGTATATAATGGTGTAAATATTTACATTGGCATTGTCAATCAATTCATAATACTAATACACGGAAATAAAAATGGCACAAAGAAAAACACCGCTAAAAACAAACGTAATAGGCGAATCCAACGATAAAAAAGGCATCGCTTTTGTTACCTTTAATCCAGAAAATTCAGAGGAGGCGGCGAACGCCCTTCAAAACTCAAAAGCTTTAGAAAGTTATCAAGCGGTTTCACATCAGAGTGCCCATGCGGCTGGCGGCGCCAGAGATAAGTATGAAGATATAAGCACGAATATCTCAGTAAGAAATGAATTTACTAGAGATGATTATGACTCTTTTAGACCTAGTGAAGCTAGGCAGGCAAAAGCAAAAGCAAATATGAGTAGGTGCGACAAAGCCTACAAAAGAGTTGGTATAGTTAGAAATGTAATAGATTTAATGTCGGATTTTGGTTCTCAAGGAGTCAAGATTGTACATGAAAACAAAAGAATAGAAAGATTTGCCAGAAGATGGTTTACACACAAAATTGACGGAGAGCAAACAACAGAAAGATTCTTAAATTATCTCTACAGAGTTGGCACAGTTGTTTCTCAAAGACATATGTGTAAAATTTCTCTCAAAGAGGAGAGAAAAATGTCTGTTGCTTCAGGAGACGAAGTATTAGAGCCCACACACGAAATGAAAGAGGGTATTAAAACTAGAAAAAGAATTATACCCTGTGGGTACACCTTCTTAAATCCTCTTACCCTTGAAGTTGCTGGCGGAGAATTGGCTCAATTTGCTGGAGACGTCGCCTTTGGATTAAAGATAACCGGTTCGTTAAGAACAAAAATAACATCTCCTAAGAATGAAATGGAAAAAGCCCTTGTAGAAAAGCTACCCAAAGAGTTGGTAGAAGCTGTAAAAAAGGGCATAAATCTTTTGCCACTAGACAATAAAAAAATATCCGCGTACAGCTATAAAAAAGACGATTGGGACACATGGGCCTCGCCAATGCTGGAGTGCATCTTAGACGATTTGAGCTTATTGGAAAAAATGAAGCTTGCGGATTTAGCGGCTCTTGACGGGGCTATATCTCAAATACGCGTATGGAGGCTTGGAGACTTAGACAAAGGTATATTGCCAACCGACGCAGCAATTCAAAAATTGGCAGATATATTACTAAGTAACCCTGGAGGCGGTGCGTTTGATTTGATTTGGGGTCCAGAACTTAGCTTTGAAGAAGTTACAACCTCGGTGCATAACTTTCTTGGAGGAACTAAATACGAGCCTATATTAGACAGTATACATAGCGGATTGGGCGTTCCCCCAACATTAACCGGTTCAGCTAGGGCGGGAGGAGCAACCAATAATTTTGTTTCTCTTCAAACATTAGTTCAAAGACTTGAATATGGCCGACAGCAAGTCACAAAATTTTGGCAACAAGAGCTTGAGCTTTTAAGACAAGCTATGGGATGGACCAAAGCGCCTTCGGTTATATTTGACCATATGATTTTAAAGGATGAGGCGGCAGAAAAGGCGTTGCTAATTCAACTTTTTGATAGAAATTTAATTAGCGAGGAAATGGTTGTTCAGATGTTTGGCGGAATACCAGAACTTGAAACAGCAAGAAAGAAAAGAGAGCAGAAAGAAAGAATGTCTGGAAAAAGGCCAGAGAAGGCAGGTCCTTATTCTCAAGACAAAATACACGACCTTGTTAAAATTGCTCTAGCTAGGGGCTACATCACTCCCGAGCAAGCTGGACTTGAGATGGATGAATCTGAATCTGAAACGCCATTTGACAAACAGCTAGAAAATAAAAAACCTTTAATGATAGAAGGGCCAAAAGACTCTGATGGGCCTAAAGGAAAATCGGGAGAAGGAAGACCTCAGAACTCAAAAGACGGCCAGGATGTGCAAAGAGACAGGAAATTCAAGCCGAGAACTTCAGCGCAAATAGCTGGCGATATAGGTAAATTCTTAAACAGCATGTCGTGGACAAAACAGGCTCAGTCTTCCATAGCCAGTATAATTTCCAAACCAATATTGAAACACTACAAAAAGAAAAATATGAGAAGCCTATCTCATTCTGAATGCATGGAGGTAGAATACGCTAAATTTAGAATTCTAGCAAACCTTCCTAAAAATGCTATAATCACAGAGAAGTCTGTCGCTTCAATATTAAACTCAAACCCAGAAGTTCCGACCATATTCAAAAACTGCTATAACTCGCTTATACAGGCGCATATAGAGAATTCAAACAGAGAGCCTACGATAGACGAGCTTAGAAGTATTCAGGCAGCCACATATTGCCTTTGTTGTTAAAATTAGGTAAATATTAAAATATGGTGTATAAAAACAAGAACACTTTAAATCGGGGAGTAATTTTTTATGTATAGAGAAATCCCAATATTTCGGGCTGAGGCAGAAGCGGGTTTGACGGAAGCCATACAGGCAGACGAAAACCGCTCCGTAGCTTCGTTTTGTCCGATAATATCAGACATTAAAATTGCAGAACCTGTAAGAGAATATATTAGAGTTAAAAATAAACAAGAGCTTGAACAAAGCACAGCTTTGAACAAAACTCAGTTTGACCTTCAATAC